ATTTAAGGGGGTTTGTGATTGAATTGTTTTTATAGTAGAACCAAATCTTATACTATTACCCCATCTTCCTTCATAAATTATATCTCCTTCAAAAGATCTTAAAGGGTTTATATTATCACGTTCTATAAAAGTATCACCAAAAATAATATTAGTAAGTTGATCAGTAGTATTAATAACACTTCCTGCTAAAACTTGATCTCTAGTTTTTATTTGAGATTGTTGGAGTTGTCCTTGTGAATAAGGAAGAGCATTATGGTGGGGGTGGTTCCATAAACTTAAAACATTTAAATAATAAGCGGACTTAGCTGAGGTATTTGCTCTAATATCTGTATCTGGTTGTCTTAAAATTAAAACTAATTCATTAATTAAAGGATAATTTTTTACATTAGTAAACAAAGGTTTAGCAACTAATCTTCCAGCTCCTGTAGGAACTGTACTGATATCTCCAGTATTAAAACTGGAGTCTACATACTCAATTTCTCCTATTACTCTACCATTTGTATTTTCTGTAAAAACATTAATAACTCTACCAGTAGTTATAGATGAACTTTTTAAACGATTTAATATAGCATCATTTTTTCTGTTATTATTAGGATTAACATTTTTATTTACTCCACTAAATCCAAATTTTGTTGCCATTATTTATCTCCTTTTAGTTCATTCATTGCAGCAAGTAATTGTTCTTTTTCCTCGTCAGAAATAGTTAAAGCACCATCTGCTGTTTGTGTTTGCATAGCACGTTGAGCTAACGCTGCCATTTTAATTAAGATATCATCATTTTTAACACTTATTTCCATATATTCTTTAATTAAAGGAACTACTAAAGTAGCATCTCCAATATCAGAAATAAGTGGTTTTAGCTCACTTATAAGAGCAGTAACTTGTTGGTCTTTTTTCTTTTGGTTATTATAAATTTCCTCTAATAAATCAGAAAATTTTTTATTTTTAAAGACTATATTATCAAATTGTGACATAAATATACAGTTAGTTTCTTATAAATATGAAACTCAAAAACTTGTATATCCGTGTTCTAAATAAAATATATAACCTTTTTTAAATATGTCATAAAGTTGATTTGCTATTTTTGTAATTTTAGGTGTTTTAGCATCAACTTGTTCACGGATATAAATGTAAAGAGCTTTTTTATTAAATACATCTAAATATTCTCTTTTTCTAAATAATTCTAAAATAGCATCAGCTATTTGAGCGTCATATTCTTTAGGAAATAAATTAAATATATTTTCGGTGCAATATTCTGTAAATTCATCTATATACAAAGATAAACGGTCATTAACAGGACTATCTTCTAATGTATATGAATGGTTTTCATCTTCCTCTAAAACATCTATAGATAAAGTATCAACACGTTTTTTATAATTTTTCTGGTTGGATAAAATCAAATATCGTTTAGCAATGGTTCCAAAATAAGAATATGCTTTGGTACCTTTTGTTTGATCGTAAAGATGAATTTTAGATAATAAAAATGTAATTACTTCGTGTTGTAAATCCTCAATATTTTCTACCTCTGTATAGTAAAATTTAAAAGTATGGATAATATTTTCTGTTAGTTTAAAAAAACCATAATGAATTTTATCATTATATAATCTACTTCTAACATCAGGATCTGATGTATTATTATATAATACTATAGAATCCTCGGTTTCTTGAGTAAAGTATTGTACCCCTTTTTTCTTTTTTACTATAGCTTCTTCCATTATTTAAGATTCTTAATAATAAAGGTATTCAAAATAGTTTGAATACTTTTAATTTGTTCGAAAACAAAACCAACTTCATCATCTGACTTAAATGCTCCTCTGTGATCTACTTCTTTTAATTTTTTGTCTGCTGCCTCAATAGTATCTGAGATTTTATTAAGGTAAGACATATATCCGGCTAGAATATCTTCTTGTTTTTCATTCTTACGTAAGAGGTTAAAGGTCGTGAATCCAAGAATCACGACCAATATTGAAAGAATAATAATTGTTAATATCATAAATTATCTAATAGGTTTTTAAGCCCTTCACTCTTTACACTACCTAATGCTTTTGATTTAGTAGCTGAAGTTACAGGAGCTGATTTCTTATTATCCAATGTAAATGATTTCTTTTTGGTCTCCACGCTACCCTGTAATTTTGGTAACCATTCTCTTTCAAATTCAATACGAGCAGCCATTAAATCGGCCTGATGTACTATGTAAGGAAGAGAGGTACGTGGTTTTTGTTCTGGCATATAAGTAGCTAAATATTTTTTATTTGCTTCATCATATAAACCATCATGGGTTTGAATAGTAATCATTTCATTAAATGTATACTGAATACCATGAGACTGGAGTAGGAATAATCCTCTATCAGGAACAGAAGCAAATGGAACTTTAGTGTTAAACATATAATCTTCACCAAGTTTTTCTTTTCTCCAGTTATCAGTTTGAGGGATGTATGCTTCTTCTTCCTCAGAACCCATTTTACCTAAATCATGATTAAGAGCAGAAAATACTAATTCTTCTTTTGTATAAGTAGTAGTATCGGCCCCCATTATAGCCCATAATTCATGTAAATGAAGAGCACAAGTAATAACACGATTAACGTGTTCTACATAACCCCCAGGAAAAGCATTATGATATTCTTTTTTATGAGCAGCAGGCATTAACATTAGACGCTCAGAATATTTCTCATAAAATTCCATTAATTTAGTTTTACGAGGTTCAGAAATGTGGTCTTCAATAAAACCAAATAACCTCATCCAATTTTTTTGGATATCTTCAGCAGTAAGATTCATATTAATATTGATTGATTTCTCCCGGACCTAATGGTTCTTGTTGTACAAATGCTTTAGCATCACCAAGATTTTCTCTCATTTCTTGGAGAATTTCATCTACTAATATCCAATTACCTTGACGTAATGCTAATTGTAGTTTTTCAATACCCCCCTCTACCCTTTCCATTCTTCTCATTATTATTTCTCTATTTTTCATATTTTCTTTTTTACCCTGTGGTTGGAATATAATATTAAAATTAAATCACTCCAAGTTTAAGTTAAGAGAAGTTTTACAAATTCTAAATTCTTTTTTAAATGCGCACACTTTTCATATTCTTCTTGTTCTTGAAAATAGTTTATTGCTAATTCCAAGGCAATCTTTAAATGTATGTCTGAAAAATGATAAAGGGCTTCTTGGTGTTTTTTATCTTCTGGATTGATTTTTTTAATATATTCCCAAGCTTTATTAAATACTACATACTCCCCAGCTCTATCTATATCAACTTGATCTAACCCCTCATCCAATTTTTCAAAGAATTTTAAAAGTTGACTATTAAATAGATTGTGATTATAAATAAGTTTTTTAAACATTCCTACCCAGTATAAAGGATGTTTCTTGTAATTATCTACAAGTTGATTATATTCCTCACGAGATACTTCTTTATTATTCTCTTGAGGTTCCTCAAATAATCCAAATATTTTCTTAATGTCCACTATCAATACATATAGGCGCCATAAACTTTTATATAGCGCCTATATTAAACGACCTCGAAATATTCGCGGATCGTGTCGAAATTAACAAGTTATGCTAATAACGGGTAATATTCTTTAAAATGCTTTAATCTGTCTGCTAAACCATTTGTACCACCATTTACTCTTCTTGTTACTAAAGTAATAATATCATCTGTAGCTCCTCTATCACAAATAGTCCAAAGTTTATTTGAATTAAAAAAGAAAGCAGCCGACATCATAGGATATGTAGTGGCAACTAATTCTGGATTAGCAACACAATCTACCCCTACAAAATCTGAAAATGATTTATAATTAGCTCTTCCTGTTAATTGAATATATCCTCTTCCTTTAAATTTAACCCCATCCCCAGGTTGAGTATTACCTAAATCTCTTCTACCTTCATAAGCAGCTCCTGATGCTAATTCAGTTCTGTATCTCCAGTTCCCTGATTCATGAGCACATTGAGCTAAAAAGTGAGTTAATCTTAGAGTATTAGTAATATTAAATTTAGCAGCAGTATCGGGGATTTGAGCAATAACATCATTTGGAATATGACCTACTAAATTTTGTAATTTAAAAGGTGATTCTGGTATTACTAAGGGGAACATTTTACCCCAAGTTCCTGCACCAACAATACCATCTGCTGTTAAACCATTAGCAGCTTGCCATTCTTTTACTTTTTTTTCTGTATTAGGACCAAAAGCACCATCAGCCGTTAAACCTAATTTAGTTTGTAATTTTTTTACATCCTCTCCTGTTGAGCCAACTTTTAACAACATAATTATTCTTCCTCCTTTTTAGTTAAACTATCCGATTTTTTAGGAACAAATTTTTCAACTACGGTTCCAAACACAGTAGCAATAGTAATGTACTCTACAGCACTAACTGCTGCTTCTTTATGTTGGTCTGCAGATAAAAATAAAAAAACAACTAATGAAACAAAACCAATTGTACCTAATACACGTTTGTGTGAAGTTCCCTCTTTATTAGAGAACATATTTAAAAAAAATTGTTTCATGATTATACATATTAAAAAAGAACCCACCAAAATTAATTGATGGGTTCATAGCGAATAAACGCTTCGTCTTCAGTGGCGTGGACCTTACAGGATTTGAACCTGTGACCTTCGCTTTATGAGAGCGTTGCTCTAACCAACTGAGCTAAAGGTCCAAAAATGGCTCTAATTAAAGAGCCATAATTTTTTCATATCTTTCACTCAATAGAGTTTCCAACATGATACCTTTTGGAGTAAAATCTTTACCTGCTAAAACGTTTTTAACGATTGCTGGTGAAGCTCCTGAAATCAAAGCAACATCTTTAGTGTCCGCAGATACTGGTACGTTACCTTCTCTTCCATTTACATTCCAAAAAGCTAATTTTGGCATTTTATAACCTGCAGCCTCAAACTTATCTTGAATTACTTCAAAATTAGTTCTATTTCTGCAAGCAGAATTAAACTCCATATCAGAAATAATCAAAATAGTTTCTGGTAAATCTGATTGAGATAATCTGTTTTCAATAGCTTTATTTAATACTAGATCAAACACAGCTTGTAAATCAGTTGACATACCCCACTCAGCTCTAGATAATTGATTAAATCTTTCAATTACAGTACCTTTTAAGTATTGCAATTTTGGATATTCTGAAAAAGTAATAAAGGCATCTTTGAATGCTGATTTATTTCTTTCTGATAAGTATACACCTAAAGAAACAGATATTTCCATTGGTAAACCCATCATTGAACCAGAAACGTCACAAACTGGTAAAAATGAACCCTCACCTACATAATCAGGTAAATTAATCCATTGTGCAAGCACTGAATTTTTATCTAATCCTCTAGTGTAAGATTGGTACAATTGGTATGGGAATAAAGTTCCTGAATTAACTTTGGCATCACCTTTTACAACAGCGCTAATAAAATCGTTAAATCTGTATTCATCGTTTCTTAAAAACGCTCTTTTGTATTTTTGGAAAGCTTGTGAAGGAATTTTAGAATACTCAATAGCATCCCATTCTTTATTACACATAGTAGTTTCAACTACTTTAGTTTTTTCAACAATCATTTTACGGAACTCTTTTGGAGTCAACCCTAAATGCTTATGCATTGAAGAGAACCAAACACCTCTACGTGGAAACCACTTAGCTAACAATCCACTATTAGGATTATTTAATTGTTCTGACATCCAATCTAAAACAGTTTTATTTGGAGTTAAAACACTGAAAACATCTTTCCAATAACCATATTCTGGAGTCAAACGGATGTTAAATTCAAAAACAGATGGGTAGTTTTCACTAACATATTTCATGATGACTTGGAAGAACCTACGTTCACCTGCACCACCTCTAACGTCACGAGCCCAAAATAGACATTTTACAGCTAAGTTAGGATCTTCATTATATGCTTTTACAAACACATTAATGATTTCTTGTTCTGACATTCTACGAGAAGCACCTGCTAAGAAAAACATGTCTACAACCGCATTCAACGAAGTAGAGTTAGTCAAAGCGCCATTAGCAGTAAAGGCATCTTTTTGTCTCATTGCGTTAATTAAATTACTCATATCTTTTATTTTTTCTATTTTAAATTAAGCCTCTGTCATGACTCGCACCTAGCCAATGTTTTGAGGGGATTTACTGAGTACGGCATCGGCTAGGGGAGTCGATGACTGAGGTGTTAGGTTTGAATTATTATTTATATCTGATAATAATTGCTGGATGTACTCATTCCCTCAAGAAGTTACAGGATTCGTTGTTTTTCAATCCAAATGAAATTTTTTAAAATTGCTGTTTGAATCCTTTTTAATTTCTTTATGTTATAAATATAATAACAATCTTTCACATAGCCAAACTATTTTGAAAGAATTTTTTAAAATTTACGGGCTTCTATTTTATCGGTCAAATGATTTTGGAATTTGAGTTGATTAATTTGCTGTTAGAAGCCCTTAATAAGTTACAGGATGCTGTTTTTTACTGTTTTCAAATTAAAAGTTTGATAGCTAAAAAATTGCTGTAAGCATCCTTTTTGGTAGTTCCACGTGGAATCGAACCACGAACCAGACTTTAGAAGAGTCTTGTTATATCCATTTAACTATGGAACCATAGTTGCGGAAGCTGAGGGATTCGAACCCCCGGATGCCTTTCGACATCTCTAGTTTTCAAGACTAGCGCAATCGACCAACTCTGCCAAACTTCCGTAATAAGAAAAGCTTTGGGTCTTTCAGGGTTACTGATTGAGTGCAATGAGTGACGCCTACCTACTACTAACCCTTTTTCGGTATTTAAAACACTCTACTTCTCAATTACAGCTTAACTACTTTTCTTTGGCGGTCTATCACGGATTCGAACCGAGGCTACCTCATAGACAGTGAGGCGTGTTAACCACTACACTAATAGACCAAATTTTGTGGACCGTCCCAGGTTCGAACTGGGGACTGAAGCTTGCAAAGCTACTGTGTTAGCCGACTATACCAACAGCCCATTTTTAGTTACCCCCCAGAGATTCGAACTCCAATTCAGTGGTCCAAAACCACTTGTCCTGCCGTTAGACGAGAGGGTAATTTAGTTGCGGGGGTGGGAGTTGAACCCACCTAGTCCGAGCTTATGAGACTCGTGTGTGCACCGGCTCATCTTCCCCGCAATTTATTTTTGTAGCCCGTACGAGAATCGAACTCGTCTTTACAGGTTGAAAACCTGGTGTCCTAACCGATAGACGAACGGGCCATTTATTGGCGCCCACAGCAGGATTCGAACCTACGACCTAGCGGTTAACAGCCGCTTGCTCTACCGCTGAGCTATGAAGGCGTATTTGTACTTCCTTTTCGATTTTGTTGTTTAGTACTAACCATTCTCAGTAGTCAAAACAGGATTCGAACCTGTAACCAGTTTTCTAAGCCCTACGTACAGGATTTTCACTGCCTCGTACTGGTGTCTAATCGAGCATACACAGCGTTTACCATTTCGCCATTTGACTATTTGTACCGAGGGCGAGACTCGAACTCGCATGCGTTTAAGCACCGGTTTCTAAGACCGGCGTGTCTACCATTCCACCACCAGGGTATTTGTTTCTCGTATGTCAAAGAACTTTTAATTCTTATTATGATGTGAATATACAAACAATATTTTGTAATTCCAACCATTTTAAAAAGAAAAATTCATTTAGAATTATTCTAATTGGCACGAGTGGAAGGATTCGAACCCTCAACAATAGTTTTGGAGACCATTATGATACCATTTCACCACACTCGCGTATTTGAGTTCAAGGTAGGAATCGAACCTACTTCAGTAGTTTTGCAGACCACCCGGCTTCCTAAACCAACCTGAACATTTTGAGGTTCCTATAGGATTCGAACCTATACTCTCTTCGTTCGTAGCGAAGTGCTTTAATCCATTAAGCTAAGGAACCATTAGTTATTTTACTAACATATCAGCAGCGTATGTTGCCATAACACCTAATGATTTGTATCTAACTTTATAACCCATACCTTCAACTAAACCAACTGCTGCTCTTAACACTTCATTTGATTTATATCTCTTATCAGGGTTAACATCTATATCGATGTATTTAACTTGAGGCAAACCAGCATTTTTAAGTATTTCTGCTGTTTCAACTGATTTCCAAACCTCATTCATTAAACGCACTTGTCTTACTTTTTCTAAAGGTAAAATTTCTTTATTAAACAAAACATGCGCACCACCCTTCGGTTTATAAAGTGCAACTACAGTTGCATATGTTGTATTATACGCATAGTTTTGCGAGTCACACCCAACTAACAATTCGGTGTCGGGGTTCGCGTTTAAATACGCTTTTACATAGTCAACTAAGTCAACTGTTTTTCTGTTTGATAGGGTCTTGAAGTTCATAATCTGTTTTTTATAAATAGTTTTACATAGCGGAGAGCAGAATAATCGAAATTCATACTCGAAAGTACCACTCGCTTAGCAGGCGGTGACAGCAACCTTACTGTTTTACTCTCCTTTTAGGGTGTATGAGGAGTTTCGAAATCCCGACTTCTCGCGTCACAAGCGAGTACTCTTCCTCTGAGTTACATACACCATTTAATTGTGGAGAAAATAGGACTCGAACCTATAACCTCATGCGTATCAGGCAGGCGCTCTAACCAATTGAGCTATATCTCCATTTTAGTGCCGCAGGTAGGATTCGAACCTACTCAGCTTAAGCAACGGGTTTACAATCCGTCCCGACTCTCCCACTCCGGCGCTACGGCATTTATTTTGTCTTTCCTGCTGGATTCGAACCAACGATCTTCTCCGTGTAAAAGAGACGCTTTAAAACCAACTAAGCGAAGGAAAGAAATTGTGACCCCGTCGAGACTCGAACTCGAAACCCCCTCATTAAAAGTGAGGTGCTCTAACCAATTGAGCTACGAAGTCAAAAATGCAGGATATCGCTTAACCTGCTGTGATTAGCTATTTCACATTTAACGATTTTTTTGTAGCGTAAGCCGGATTCGAACCGACGTGCCTCTGCTCCCAAAGCAGATGAGATAAACCTGACTCCTCTATTACGCTATATAATTGCGCGGAAGGTAGGACTCGAACCTACATGGCTGGATTTTCAGTCCAGTGCATTGACCATCTTTGCTACTGCCGCGTTTGTTTCTCGTATGTCAAAGAACTAAAAGAGCCCGATCTTGTGAATCGGGCTTATTCTGTGTTTCAATATGTTTTAAAAAAACATCACATCATAAGCCCTTTCAGTCTAATATCTTTAACCTCGGGACGATTCATCCACGACGCTGAAAGACTAAACTGATATGACTGACAATGTTTCATTTTTTTATGTGTTTTAATATGTGATAAATATACGAAAGGGATTTCAAAATGCCAAACTATATTTAAATTTTTTTTCTTTTCTTTTTAGAGCAGGTAGGCAGAATCGAACTGCCATCTCAACATTGGAAGTGTTGCATAATAAGCCATTATACTACACCTGCTTGGAGTAGCCTTCGAATAACATTTTAATTGGGTCGGGGAGTTAATCAAAGACTACATTTGAGCGAGAGACCAGGTTCGAACTGGCGACCCTAACCTTGGCAAGGTTATGCTCTACCAACTGAGCTACTCTCGCGAAAAAGACTCTAAGCAGATCTTACGGTATGCTTTTGAGTACATTTGAGCTTCCACCCAGGGTCGAACTGGGGACTTCGGGTTACAAATCCGGAGTTTTACCTGCTAAACTACAGAAGCTTTTACGGACAATTAAAGGCTGTCCTTGCCTGTAGTGTCTTTTACTACTTTGGTTGAATCACCACACGTAGAATCGGCACATTTCAAGGTGTCAACACCTGAAGTGGAGGTTGAATTTGAGCAAGAAGCTGCGAACACAACCAAACTTAGAATAAATAATACTTTTTTCATTTGTTATAAATATATAATTTTTAAATTTTTGTACTGCTGGCCGGAATCGAACCGGCACGAACCTTACGGTCCACAAGATTTTAAGTCTTGCGTGTCTACCTATTCCACCACAACAGCATATCTTTTAAACATCCCACTCATCTGCTCCTACTTGTAGGCATTCAAGCAATGAAGCATTGCGGAATTGTTCTTTGTGTTTAAAAGCTGACCAAATTACTTCAAGCTGAACTCCTGCTTTATCTGATTGAGATAAAATCTCATCACACTTAGCATTAAAAATTGCTTCTTGTTTTGCTTGTTCTTCTAATTCGTTCATGATATAAATATATAAAAAGATCTTTATATTACCAAGCTTAAGTACATTCCTTATGCAGGAACGTACTCAAGGGCCAAATCATACAATCTTTCGTTCAAAACCAAATCTTGTTGGAAGTTTTTGATTTTACGAGCTTTACGAACTTTGGAACCATAGGTGTAATTAAACATACCATGAACCAATTTTTCTTGAACTACATTGTAAATTGACCACAAATCAGAACCTTTATCTGCTGGACGAGTAGCCGTAAGCAAATCATTCAAATCAACTTTAATGTTTTCAACATCATCACCAAAACGAACCTCAAGAGCTTTTTTAGCAAAATCAAGAGCTTGTTCTTGACCTAATTCTACTTGACGGAATTTATTAAGTGATTCAACAGTTAAAGGCAATTTTTCAACCATTGATTTAATGGTGTTTTGCAATTCATCAAATGAATAACCCATATGACGAATCTTCATATTTTCAAACTCACGGCTTGATACAACCAAACCATTTTCACAAACCATACGGAACAAACCAGCAGTAAAGGTAAATGCATTTTTACCATCATGACTGTTAGTCAATAGGATTTGTGGGAAAACATTATCACCATCTTCAGCAGTGATCTGAATATCGTTATTACGGAATACAACCAAGTGCTTTTGGAAACCAATTCCTTTACGAGCACGAACTTGTTTAGCATCTACAACACCCCAACCAAGGGCAGCCATATCATCGATAATTTTATCGGTGGGAATGTGAGCATACTTTTCACTAGTTCCAGGAGCACTGGTAGCAGTAAAAATTGAAGGAGCTTGTTGACGGATCTGATCTTTTGAAATGAACTCGGAATTTTGAATGTTTAACATAACTTTTATTTTTTATTTTTTAACTTTTTTCTATGACATGAATATACGAAAGGTATCCTGGGGAGCCAAATTTACTGCAGAGGAAATGTCATTTAGAATCATTCTAAATAAGATTTCCAAGCAAGGTTTTAGTGTGTTTTTTTCCACCAATATAACGTTGGTACGTTCCATCCTCATTAAATTCTAGTTCTTTACCTTTTAATACTTTTTGAATTAATTCTTTATCCTTTACTACAGGAGCACCTTTAGCTAATAAAATATCTTGTAATTTACCTGAAACCTCTAAGTAATATCCGGGTTGTTTAAGTAAAGTAGCCATACGGTTTAATGATTTTGATTTAGCTTCAGGAGAACCATCATGTCCTAATGCTGTTAATTTTTTACCTGCGTCCTTATCTTTATATGAAATTAAAGCATCAGGTTCAGGGTCATCGTCTATATTAACTACCTCATAATCAGCATCTGCTTCCGAACCTAATACGTCGGCTGCGCTTTTATAATTTAAATTACCACCTATAGGTGCATATGCTGTATTGATTAGGTCGAATATATCTTTAGCATATTCGGCTTTTTCATCCGGAGCAATATCAACCCATTTGTCTTTAGGTAATTCTTCTAGTAATGGATTATTTTTTAGATATTCAAGTAAATTAAATGACATATTTGTTATAAATATCAACAAATACATCAAACGGAACTCTATGTCCCATACCTTCTACTCTTTCGATATCACAATAAAACTCAACTTGTTCAAGTATATCTTCTGATTTAGCAGGATCAATAACATCATCTTCAAGACCCAAAACAACCAATGGTTGAAAATTAACTCTAGGATCTTTAGCGGACGGGAATGGATAGCTGGATTAAAAACAATAGCTTCTATTTTATAATAATTAGCCAACATTAAACCAACGTGACCACCCATTGAAGAACCAATAATCAAATCAGGTTTAAACGATTCAACCATATACATAAGCTCTTCTTCAATATTTGATTTACGATAATCAATAGAAGGAGCTAAAACCTCAGCACGTTCTTTTAGAAAATCAACTTTATCACAAACGTTGGAACTTTCTAAACCGTGTAAATACATTATTTTTTTCATAACCTTTATTTCTGCGACATGAATATACGAAAGAGGGGTGACGAAGCCACCCCTTTCTTTCTTTCTTTTTAAGCGTAAGCGTGTGCTAATTCAAACAACTCTTTATTAATACGAGTATCTTCATTAATATCAGATACACCACTCATCATATTTCCCATATTATCAATAATACGATGAGGTTGAGTTAGGTTTTCTTGAATACGATTAAACACAGTCCAAACATCATCACCTTTATCTTCCTCTCTTACTACATTAAGTAATTGAGAAACATCAATACGATGACCTTTACCAAAACGAGCATCTGCTGCTTGTGTAGCTAAATTCATCATTTCTTTAGGTGACAATTGTTTTTCTTTTAGTTTATTAAACTCTTCCATAACACCTTGAGTACGAATACCTAGATCACAAAGGATTTCTTGTAATGAATATTGACCTTTTTCAGTATGAGGTACTTTTTCATTACTATAAGAGGTATGAGCAATCAAACCATTTGAACAAACCTGACGATAAGCACCTAAATCAAGTTCCATAGGTTTTGCTCCTGTACAAGAATTAGAAATATTCATAGTGGCAACAGCCTCAGCTTGACCTTTAGAATTTTTAATAACAAAATCGGGATGTTCCATTTTAATAAAGTGGGAACCAACTTTACGATTTTTATCTCGTTTTTCATAAGCACCAGCAATATTCCAACCTTGACGTTGAAACTCTCTTACAGCATCTAGGGATTCAACCATTACTGGTTTTGATTTAATACGTTGATTAGCTCTCCAACTTGCATCTAATGAAGGAATGAAAGCGGATAATTTGTTAATGTCGTTGTTTAGAGGGATAAAACTAATATTTTTTCTCATGACGTGAATATAATTAAAATTTTTTAAATTTCCAAAAAAAGAGACAATTCCTTATTCGGAAATTGTCTCATATGAATAATGAACTGAATCTTTATGAATTGTGAAATAAACATCAAAATCTTTATCACAATCACGGTTTTTACTAAAGAACATCTTACGTTGCAAACCATCTTTTGAACGCTCAATATGACACATTGCATCAGTCATATGCTTCAAACGGTTTGAACCAGCAAAATCACCTTGTTTAGTAACTTGTTGAATATTAATAAAGGTAGTATAGTAATTATTTTTATTATTACCTTTTTTATGCTGATCTTGCAAATTCAAAAACCAACTTTCAGCAGCTCCTTCAGTTGTTTTATAATTATCTTTAACCATTTCAATTACCTCAGCAATTGAGTCAACAGCAATAATATCATAACCTTGAGCAAAAACATATTCAAGAGTTTCTTTAACTGTTTCAGCATAGTTTTTCAAAAACAAGGTTTGAACACAAGCAAATTTAGGTAAACGCTTACAATACTTGTAATAACCAACTTCATCCATTTCACCACTTACAAACAAACATTTGTAACCTTGACGAGTAAAGTTAGAAAGCATATCTAAAACAACTGTTGATTTACCAGAACCAGGACCACCAACAAGTACCATATTAGTACCGGGCATAACACCACCTTCAGTACTTAAAATAACATCAACCTCAGAATTAGTTTTCATAGGTTGAAACAAAGAGTCATTAAACTTCAAATCAGAACCTCTAAGTAATTGAATACTACTAGGATCAAAAGCTTTAACTTCAGACTGTTTAGAAGGACGACCTCTTTTTACTAAATTAACGTTTTTCATTTCAATATTTTGCATAACCTTTATTTTTTATTAACTTCTACCCCGTGAATATACGAACAGGAATCCAGGGAGCCAAAAAAGTTTTTCTTTTTTCGTCATTTAGAATGATTCCAAATAACGGCTTGCAAGCTTGGCTTTACCTTACCACATCTACATATCCGTATATACCCATATACATGACCAACGTTTATAACAACGATTCTAGTTCTTGCGCCACAATGTGCCAATCAACCATGCTAAGCAATATAATACCACATTTAACGCGTATAAACGCACCAAAACGCGCCTCATAATCATAACACTTTATGTCACGTAAGGATTGTAGACATTGGGGACACTTTGTGAGGGCATCAATAGTTTGTTGTGTAAAATTATTCATCGTCATCATCATCTTCGTCCTCATCATCCATTGGGATAATACCTTTGTTAACCAAATCCTCAAATATCAGATCTCCTAGGGCTTGCATTTCCTCGGTGATTGGTTCCTCATACCCAAGCAAATCAAGTTGTTCCCAAACCTTAAACAGTTCACGTTCGGTAGGTGAGTTCCAGAATTCCTTATGTAGGATATAGTCATCACCATATAACAAGGAAGCCATTTCACTTAGTGTGTCTTTTTGATCTAAAAGATCCTGGATTGGTTTACTGTGCATTTGGGTGATAATATAGATATAAAACTTCGATTTCCATACCGTCCATTTCTGTGTAGGACTTGCTTGGGTAGATTCCGGGAACACCAATGT